ACGTGAAATAGCTGATCCTGGTATCGCCGTGCTGCAGCTCGCGGATCGAAGGATCGCGAGCACCGGAAGTGCGGCCCTCGTAGACCGCCTCGATCACCGCTTTCTGCAATCGCGCCGGTGCCTCTTCCGGCAGGTCGTAACCGCCGGAATAGTTGACCGCGACCGGCCCGTTCCAGTAACCGCTCGCATGCCACAGCCGGCCGCTCGCCGGATCAATTTCGTAAGCAGCCCCGGTGGAAATCTCGATCACCTCGGCCACCGGATAAAGCGACAGCGTCAGCGCGCCCCGCGCCGGCATCACCTCGCCGCGGTCAAAGGTGAAGGTTTCCATGGCCTCGGCCAGCCCGAACCGGCGATCGCAGTATTCGGCGATGATCCTCGACTGAAAGGTAATCATCGCCTGCAGCTGTTCGTCCTCGGCGGTGCCGGTGATGTCGAGCGCCAGCTTGAGATCATCGAGCGAGATCAGATCCGGCCCGGCACTTGCCGGATCTTCCGCGATAATTTCCAGGACTGAATGCATTATTTGAACCTGACCGGATCGGCGCTGCGCTTGTTGTCCTCCGCGCGATAGTCGCGACCGTCGTTGCCGCGCTTGACCGCCAGCCGCCATTCGTCGCTCTTGGTCGGCTTGGCTGATGTCTCGACCTTGGCGATGAACAGCGAGCCACCGTGGCTGACGGCATCGCCGGCGACATAGGCCGCGCCTTCCTTCCAGACCCCGGCGTCGAGAATGACGGCGGTCTTGATTTCGTGCGTCACGTCGCCCAGGACCCAGCGCAAGGTCCGGCCATTGTCTGTCGTCGACAATGACGCGCCCTTGAGTGTGCGCTCGACACGCTCGTCAATGTATTGCTGCAACAGTGTCAGGTCGGCGGCGTTGCGGCCCGGTTCTCCCTTCTGGCCGCGCTCGCCGTCCTTGCCGGCCGGCCCGCACTTGCCTTCCGGTCCAGGCGTCAGCGCCAGTGCTCGCATCTCGGCCAGGCAGCGCTGGGCCAGCGCCAACGCGGTGCCGAGACCTTCCGCCCATGTATATTGTGGGCCTGGAACGGTGGTTGGCTTCTCGCTCATGCCGCCCCCTATGCCGCCAGCAAGAGAGACACCGCCACGGCCTCGTCATCGTCGTGCCGCCCGCCAGCAGTAGCTTCTAATTTCATGATCATGCCGAAACCTTTCGCGCTTACGCCGGCGCGGCCCAGACTTGCAGCCGCGATGCCATTGATCCGCGCGACCGCCGCACCAGCCTGGCCGCACTTCCCGCACGCCGTTGCCTTGATTGCGAACCGCGCCTGCAAGCTACCGGCAACGCCTGCCGATCCCGTTGCGTGGCCCTCGATCGGCGGCAGGATTCCAAAGCCCCGGCCGACCACCGGATAAGGCGGCGGCGGCACATAGTAGCCGCCACCACCGGAAACGACCGGTGGGACCACCACTTCGCCGGTGACTTCACCCGCAACTGCCGCGGTGTCGGCCGCTTCGGTTGCCGCCAACGTTCCGAATGCCGAGCCGGCATCGACGACCGCGCCTGCGGCGGCGAAGCTGTCTTCCGCCTCGACCGAGGCTAGCGTGCCGGTGGAAGCAATCGAACCTGCCAGGGCAACGGTGTCGGCCGCTTCGGTTGCGGCCAGAGTACCGTCGGAACCTGCCGCAACCACTGCGCCGGTAAATGCCGCGGCGTCCGCCGCCTCGGACGCCGCCAGCGCGCCACTTGATCCAACCGAACCGGCCAGCGATCCAAAGTCCGCAGCCTCGATTGCAGACAGGGCACCGCCAACCCCGGCGGTGACTATTGCACCGGCGAACGCCGCGGTGTCGGCCGCTTCGGTTGCCGCAAGCGCGCCACTCGAACCTATCGTCCCGGCCAGGGCCGCAACGTCGGCGGCATCGACCGAGGCCAACGGACCCTTGACGACGAACTTGGCATGGCCGGGATTGTCGACGTTGGCGTGGCCGGACGAGTTGCCCTGGACGAATTGTACCATTAGGCCGAATGGGTAATTGTGCCGGCCGTGATCGACACGGTCTGGCCGGTTGAGATCGAGACCGAGTCTAATCTAATATCGCCGCTGCCGACGCCGACGGTCAACCCGCTAATGACGACGGTGCCGGTGCTATCCTTGACGCGGGCGATTGCTGCGGTGCCGGTGTTGTCGGCCGCACTGTCGCTGCGCGGGACGCCGGCCATCGTGATCACCCCGCCCGACTCGGTGAAGGACGGGTCGGCCAGCGTGATGATCGCCAGCACCGAAGCATAGGATGCCGTGCAGATCTCCAGCGTGCCGGGACCAGAACCGGCATCGACGGCGGTAATGACCGCAGCCATCCTGGTCGACTTCAATGTGGCATTATAATTAACTGCCATTCTCGCCTCTCGGCATCATCAGACGAAACGACGACAGCCGCACCGGCCCGCCGCGAAATATCCTGGTGGTGTTGAGCTGGATCACAGCATCGGAATTCTGGTCGCCGACATCGCAATGAAACACTTCGCTGCCGTCGCTTGCGAGAACGCGCGCGTTGGCGGCATTGCCCTGCGCCAGTGCGGCGTCCTCTTCGCTGATCCTGTTAAACACCACCTCGCCGCCGGCCGCTTCCTGCGTTGCCGGGCTGGACAGCTTGAGCACGGCGAGCGTGCGGCTGTCGTCCGACAAAAGTTCGATCGATCCGCCATCCATCATGCCGGACAACGCGTCGAGCAGGGCATTGCCTGCCTGTTCCGACAGCGAAACAATCACGGTTTGGCCTCGCCGTAGATCGGCACCAGGTTGCCGTCGCCGTCGCGCTCGATGCGGACGACCCTTGGCGGCAGCGATCGCTCGACCGGCGTCGGCACCTCGTGCAGCGTCCGCACCGCAGCCGCGACCTCGGCAGCGAGGTCGGGCGGCAACATGGACGCAGCGGTAATCTCGGCATCTACATATTTCTTCACCGCATCAAAGCCGCGATCAAACGCTTCTTGCAGATCCATCACGCGGCCCTCGTTCACTGCACTCTTTCCGTTTGACTTCTCGGGAATGACCGGCGGGTTTGCGTACCAGGCTTCAATCGCCTCGACCGTTGATGCCGGACGCTCACTAGCCTTTGCCCGTCTGAGAACTTCGTTCTTGCCGGGATCGAGCATCGTGAATTTCGCGCCGGCGTCGACATAAGCTTGCAGCGCTTCCGGTTGCGGGTTGGTGTGAATAATCCAGGCGTCATCGGCGAGACCGCGAAGGATTCGTTCAATGGCGGTCTTGCGCGATTCCAGCGCGACGATACGAACCGAGCCGGTTGAGTCGTGTGCGACGCGCGATCCCATTGCTTTGGCGATGAGGTCATAGTCGACAACGACATTGCCGTCCTTGGCGTGCGCTTTGACGTGCTCTGACTTGCCGGCAACCGGCGGGCCGAGCACAACATTGATGCTCACCCAGCCCTCGCGAACAGACGGACGGTCCGGTCAACGCTGATGAACTTAGCGGCGACTTCCTCGGCCGACACCTCTGTTGGTGGTGCTTGCGCCGGCGGTGTATTCGGCTTGAACGGATCTTCCTGCGCATCGCGCTTGGCCAGCGCGGCCAGCGAATAGTTCTGCTGTTGCAGATAAGGCGACTCGCCGCCGTCGACCGGCTTAAGGTCTAGCTTGCTGCGGCCCTCGTTCGGCGCCATCACGCCCGCGCCGACCGCCTGCTGGATCGCGGTGATCTGGGTGACGCTGTCCATTCTCAACAGGTTGTCTGTATCGAACTCGGTCCCCAACCCCTCGCCCCAGCCGATGCCGAGCGCGTGGTCGAGCAGTTCCTCGATCTCCTCGATGTGGCTTTGCAGCGCCTGCGAATAGTACTCGACGTTGAGCGCCTGCACGTTGTTGTAGGAAGGCAAGGCACCGACACCGACCTTGTAGGGCGGCACGTGGTAGACGCTGCACACCACCTCGGCCGACCATTTCAGCGACTCGACCATCTGCCCTTCGACGTTGGTCATCGCGATCTTCTCGTATTTCGCGCCGCCGGTCAGGATGGCTACCCGGCCGGCGTTGCCGCGCGAGAAGCGGTTTTCCCACTGCTCCTTGACCCGTTGCTCCTCGACCTCGCTGATCTCGCCAGGCGTGGTGAGAATGCCGCCGGGCGTCGAAGCGTTCTGGAACAGCAGCGCCGATGCCTGCTGCGCATTCAGCCCGAGCATCGAGGCCAGCCCAGAGGCGAACACCGGCGGTGTCCCGACCAAAGGATGGAACAGGCAGTTCATGCGGTCGTGGATGATCTCGCGCGCCGGCACGGTGATGTCGTTGCCGATGCCGCTGAGATTGTCGCTGGAGAGCCGGTAAAACACGGTGCCGTCGTCGGAAACCAGCGGCTGCACCCTGGTGGGATCGAGGACGTGCAGCGCAGTGACGACATTGCGCTGGTCGCGTTCCTTGAGAACGTAGGTGTTGCCTCTGCTCAGCTTCGACAGCACCCAGCCTTCCCAGAACTGGTTGTGCGTCTGGTAATCGTTCGGCCGCCGCAGCACCGGCGAGAATGCCGGGTTGGTGGTTTCGCTCCAGATGTTGTCGTCGTCCTTCTCGACCAGCTTCAGCCGCAGTTTGGCGATGTCGCGGGCGATCAGGGTCTTGCAGGCGAAGTCGGCATGAAACGACGACGCGGTGTCGGTGCTGATCTCGAGGTTGCGCTGCCAGGCGCCGGTGAACGGCTCGCGGATGATCGGATACCATCCGCCCGAGTTTACCGGCAGCGAACTAAGGGCTTTCTGCCGTTCGCCGGTGAAAGGAACGGGCAGGCCGAAGATCTTCATTTCAGGCGGTGGCAGTGGTGGTGAGCAGGGTGAACATACAGGTGTTCTCCTGTTCGATCGGTGCGTCGCGCGTGCCGGAACGCAGTTTGATGTACCGCGCCATCAGCATGGTATTCGGATTGATTGGCACCACCGTGCCGGGCGGCGAGACGTTGAAAGCAACTTCCTTTGCGGTGTTCCAGATGTCGAGATCGAAATCGAACAGATCATTAAACGTGTTGTTATCCACCGAGACCTGGACCGACACCAGCGCGGGGGTCCAGACATCCGGCATGACAAGCCCGACCACGTAGTCGTCGCCGCAATCGATCGACCCCGAAATCGACGAACCATAGCCGATATATACATTCAAACGGTTGATGGTTTTTGTCATCGTCAATCCTCGGCCCTGACATCGCGCCGCTTGTGGCGCGCAGGTTTGGCTTCCGGCTCCGGCGCCTCGGCCTTTTGCGGCTCGAGTTCAATCGTGGTCGCCTTCGGTGTGTGATGATGGGTAAGCAGCAACACGTCGATATCTTCGGCCTCGAACTGCTCGCCCTGCTCGACGTTGCGGCCGTTGTAGAAGAATTTCTCTTTGGCAATAAGCGTCGTCGTCATCTAACGCCTCCAGATGAAAGCGGCCCGGATTGCGCCGGGCCGCTGTTTCGTTATCAGGCGTATTTTGCGCCCGAGATGAACTGCACCGCCTCGGCGCGGCGCTTCAGCCAGTTGCAGAAACGCTCGGCGCGGATCAGTGCCAGGTTGTGCTGGAACGCCGAGATCGTGATGGTGGTCGCCACCGCCGGGTTGTCCGGTGCCGAGTCCATCTGCACCGACGCCTCGCGCGAGATGTCGATCGACACCCCGCCGTCGTCGGCCAGGAACACCTCGTCCGGCTTGATGAAGATAATGTTGTCGCCGTTGGCCGCCACGTCGCCGGTCGGGTCGACATTGCCGGAAACCACCACCTGATAGCCCATGGCCGTGCCGCCGGTCGCCGCCAGATTCGGGAACAGCGGTTGCCCGAGCGAATTCAGCATCAGGCCGAGCGATCTGGCGATCCGCGAACTCATGACGATCGCCAGGCTGGAGGTGTCGATCCGCGCCGCGTCGAACTTGGCGAGCGTGGTGCCGAAGTCGGCGGCAAAGTTCGCGTAGGCCGTCCCGGTCGCCGTGGTCGGCGTGACGCCGTTGGTGATCGAGGCCGGCGAGATGCCCGCCACCGCCGCCTTTTCCGGATCGATGAAGTCGTGATCCATCAGGGTGACGATCGCGTTGGCCAGTTCGTCGCGCACCATCGCTTCGGCCGCCGGGCTGGAGAACTTGATGATTTCCTCCGTGAGCGCGACGATGCCGGCGATCTTGTAATAGCCGAGCGTGACGGTATCGAGCGCGAACGCCGACAGCGGCTTGGGCGCGGCTTCGCCGACCCACGACACCGACGCAACGCTCGTCTGCCGCGGCACCTTGATGTTGAACGGCACCCGGCGCAGGCCCTGGATGCGACCAACGATGGTGCGGTGCCAGAGATACTCGATCATCTCGGACGCCATCACCGTCGGCTGCACCAGCGTCGCCAGGGTGGTGCTCGACCCTGGCGCCACCGCCGCCTTCAGTGAAAGTTCGATCTCGGGATGATCCGGCCAGCGCTGCCGGGCAATCTCGTGCGCCGGTACCATCTCCTTGAACGAGACGGCTTTCGCGATCACGTAGCGCGCGAACGCGATGCCCTTGTCCAGCTTCGGCGGCCCGATCACCGAAATCGAAGACCGGACGTCGATCCCGCCAGCGGCCTTGGCCACCGGCCTGGCGGTGAACATCTGCGCCTTTTCGACTGCGCGCAGGCGAACCAGATCCTTGTCGATTGCCTCGACCTCGGCCGAGAGGTTGTCGAACTCGTCCTGCTCGGCCGTGTCCGAGGTGCGCTCTTCTTCCAGGCTCTTCTGCATCACGGCTTCCATGCGCGTGGCGCTCGCCATGCGCTTGGCTTCAAGTGCGGTAATCTGCTCTGCTATCGTTTTCATTTTGGTGCCCTCCGGGGCTGAGATTTGAGATCGTCCGGAGGCGCCCGGCGGGTTCAGTCTGACGACACCACGAGCATTGAGGCCTGACGCGGCCCGCTGCGCAGTGTCGATGGAACGGATCATGGTGATGGTGGCGGTCTGGTTGGCCGGGATGGTTACACAGCTCAGCTCGAGCCAGTCCCATTTTTTGAAGCGAACGCCCTTGGTCTCCTTGATGTACTCATGCTCGATCGGCTTGAATCCGATCGACAACCCCGGGACCAGGCCGGCCCTTATCAGGGGCCATCGCCTGTCAATTTCGGCAATACCCTTGGCAATCTTCGCCACGATCTTGACGCCGGCCCTGGTGACCTCGGCCTGGATCACCTGGCCGATCGGATCGCCAGCGTCGTGCTGCCACAACAGCGGGATCGGCAGTTTGAACTGCGCGCCTTCCGGCTCGACCACGTCATTCATGCGGTCGGCCTCGGGCGTCGTCGCCCAGCCGGTGATCTCGCGCGCATCCTCGTCCACCCGCTTGATCTCAAGCAGGGAGTAGGCCCGGTTCAACATTGAGGTGGTCCTTTAAGCGAAAAACAATCTCACTTCCGGCCGCTTCTCGGTCGCCGGGTTCAGCGCCATCAGCGCCATCGCATTGAACAGCGCCATCAGCGGATCGATCTTGCCAAACCCGGAATCATCCCGCGCGATCCGCATCCCGGTCGGCGTCGGAACGATCCGCGCATTGCCGGCGCACCACGCCATCAGCGCCGAGCCGTTGTGCTTGAACGAACCGTCCACCAGCTTGCGCTCGACCGTCTTGATCGCACCCATCAGCGAGATGCCCTGGCGCACTCCAGCCAGCAGGTTGTTCTCCTGCGTCACGCCGATGCGAGCCAGGCTATCGACGATGCCGCCGATGCCGATGGCGTCGACGCCGACGCCGGCCAGTTTCTTCGTCAGCTTCACCTTCTCGACCACATCGATCACGAACGAAATATCGTCCGGCAATTCCGCTACCACCGTCAGGTCGCCGTCAGCCGAGAACCGATCGTAGAACCCGGCGTTGGCCTTGCGCCGCTCGAGCCCTTCCGGCGAGATCAGCGCATGGGTCCAGGCCAGATGCGTCTTGGTGTCCTTCTCACGGCCCAGCACGGCGATGCCGAGCAGATCGTCCAGCCCGCCGCCGTCGATCCCGATCACCACAGCCTCGGAACGGTCGAGCACCGCATCCAGCGTCAGCCCGGCTTCGACGCCGCGGCCCCAGTAATTGGCGCCGGCCCAGCCGTCGGCCCGCAGCGACATCCCGATCTGGACGTTAAAATGCTGGCTGGCAATCAGCGCCACCGCCGCCGGCCCGTCAGCCTCGGCCCGCATCACCTCCCGCGCCAGGAAGTCGGCGTTGGTCGATCGGCCCAGGTTCGGATTGACCAGCGGCCACAGCTCCGGATTCTTCCAGCCATCGTCGCGCGCCATGCGATCCGGCAACTCGTACAGCACCGGCAGCAGCGGCATCCGCGCCTTGCCGTCACGCACGGCCCGCGCCATCGAAAGCTCGCTAGCAAACACCCCGATCGGAGGCTGTTTCGATTGCGTTGTGGTCTGGAACAGGAACCCGTCCGATCTTTTCGTCAATGCGCCGCGCAGCTCTACGAAAATCTCGGCTGCCTTGCCCTTGCTGGCAAACACATGGGTCTCATCGATCATGGTTCCAGTCGCGAGCGAACCTGTGATGATGTCGGTGTCCGCCGCCTTGATCTGCAAGGTCGCGCCGGAAACCCGGTGCGTGATCCGTTTCAGATTGTCCTGCACATGGAACAAGTCAGATAGCGTTTTATCCAGCCGGATGGTCCCTCTCGCCTGCTTGTACGCAATGCCGGCAATCTCCATGGTCGGTGCGACGAACAGAAACCCGGCCTCGGGGCGCCGGTTGACGATCATGGCCGTCAACATCACCATGCCGCCATTGCTGGACTTCGAGTTTCCTTTCGGGATCAGCTGGAACACTTCGCTGATGTGCCGGACGTTGGTCGCCGGGTCCAAACTGCCGAACAGCGCCGCCACAATCGGCAGGAACCATTCCCCGCAGGCTTCTTCCATGGTCGGTGTGCCGATTACGTCCGGCAACCGCAGCCGCTTGAAACACCGCAGTGCCCGGTCCGCCTCGGCCTGGAATAGCGGTAATTCCGGCACCAGCGATCGGCCGTCCAGTATCCGCTCTTCCCAATCCAGGCAGGCGGTGTCCCAGGACTTTGTCAGCATCAGCTGGCGCGGATCTCGAACTCAACATCGTTGGCCCAGGGCGTGCCGATGCCGGCCGATTCCGCAGCCTCCGATTGTTCGTCCTTCCGACCCTTGAAACGTTCGGCCACCCGTGGGTGACAATAGGGTGCCGCAGCAATTGCCATGCGGTCACGACGCTCTTGAGTGGCGGTCTCGTCGGCAATGACCATCAACATGTAATCGAGCGGCATCATGCGCTTGACGCTCTTTTGTTTTGCAGGTGACACCGGCCTTATAGAACCCGGTTCCCGGTAGCGCGGCATACTCAATTACCCTTTTTAGGCCCCAAATCTCGTTAAAATCGTATCCGTGAG